CCTGTGTCTGCAAAGTTAATTATGCTAGGGGCGAAGTCACCTGACTTCTTGATAAAGGGTAAAGTGCGACGAACAACACAACACTTATCACCACAACTCCAGGTCAAGTGTGACCTGAATTAGATACAGCGGCGTGGCATTTGCTCCGTTGTTCTGGGAGAATATACGGATAAAGCCAGGATATCGATGGTTGATGTCCGAACTGGTGCTGGACAGAAAATATTCAGGTTCTTTGTTCTGAGGCTTAAAGTCAAGAGTTAACGTTGTGAACGTGGGAGCGAAAGAGTTCACAGTGCTTGACGTTATGTCTGAGATCTGCGTCGGAGTACTGACAGCAGTACCATCTTGGTACCCGAGTCCGAGAAAACCTGTACCGCCAGTGCCCATGAGAGGCGAAAAGACCAGCCTCCCAGAATTCACTCGGAAGTATGTAAAACCATTGAGCAAGGCTTTGTCCTGGTTGCTTAGCCAACCAAGAATTCCGTTCACACCACCATCGTAAGAGACGGGAAAGTACGCCGCAAGTTGGCCGGCGGAGTTGTTTGCCGTTGAGATGGCACCTTGGAAAGTGCCTCTCATACGCCTCACAAAGGTGCTGTTTGAGATCGGACGTACGGGTGCAGGGGCTGAGAATCCTCCCCATTGACCAGCAGGTTTATCTCTCTTTCGGTTTGGTCTCCTATTATTCTTGCTGCCCGAAGGCGCCGTGTTAGCGGTTTTAAGGCCGCTTGACACAATTTTGGCAAGAACGTTACCCAGTGATCTGGCAACAGCAGGAGTAAAAAGGCCAGCACCGATAGCAGCGCCCCGACTTGCAACCATTTGTTGATTGCTGTTTGCTTTCCGTACGATGGACATTGCGAAATTTGCGTTTGTTCGATAATTGTGATAATTTGTAGTTGTAAAATAAATGTCGTCAAAGGGATTAACCCCCCCAGGTGGGTAGCCATGAGTTGTCTTTAACGTCCCACGAGTTAAGCCATGCTCGTGAGACAAGTCGGGGGCTCAGTCTGAGTCTCCTTCCACGTCCTCTTGGTCGTAGACGAAGTCCTCACCTGTTATTCCACCCCCGGTTTTAGCGTGTTTTTGTTTTTTCGTAGTGACTTTCTTAGCACCTTTCACGCTTTTCTTCCCTACGCCGGATGAAAGCACCCTTTGATCTTTCATGGCTTGCCTCTTTTCTGCCTCAGCAGCTTCAAAGGCCCTCTTCTGAGCTTCCGGTAGAGGTTGTAACCCTTGCATAGTACTAGCGGGAACTTCAGGCGGATTCACAAAACGAGTGACTCCGATATCGACACCAGGAGATCTTTCTACATTTTCCTGGGCTATCCAGTCACTCGGATTAATTGCCCTCCTGATTTTTTCCGCCATCTCAGCATCAGTGTCCTCTCCTGACTCAGAAGTGGTTCCGAATTCGTCCAGACCGAAATCGGGTTGTTCCTTGTATCCGAATTCCGACGGTTCAGACTCAAGTCTTTCTTTCATGGTAATACCTTGATCTTCTTGTACTTGGTCGTCCGGCGGGAGGTACAAATTCATGCACCATTCGGTCGAGGGGAAACTGTGATCGTCTTTGTCGAACGGGATATCGACAAAAACTGAACTCTCAGTCTCTGTTGCCCAGTCTTCATTATCCTCACCCATGGGACGGATCCCACGGGAGAGCATCGCCTGGTATATGGTCTTAAGTTTTTTGCCGGTGATGTGGTGGAGGAATCCACCACCGGCGTACAATGACCTGTATTTTGCCATTGAGCACTTCTGCTTAATCATGGGCGACTTGTAGGCCTTTTTATAAGTCGTTGCTGCTAGTAGCAGCTTCCATTGGTTTGGTTTAGGTATATAGTGCAAGCGCTCATTGCCGGCAACTCTCACCAACGTCTGACCTAAAAACTCAAAGGAGTAGAAAGGTTGGTCAGGCGTGAACACAGTTGTGTTCAAAGACCCATCCTTGAATATTAACCCGAAAATGCGCTTTACTTCCTGGGCCATATAACCCAGGAAACTGCCTAGCAGTCCAATGTCTGTGATCGCGTCTTTTGTGGCCTCAAACGATTCTTTTATAAAACCGTTCGCTGCCGCTGACGCGATCTCGTCGAATTTTGTGGTGCCAGGTACTCCACTTCCTAGTCCGTGCTTAAATTGGAAGCACATAGAACTCTCGACAATGACTTGCTTGACAAAAGCACGCTTGCAGTTCAACTTCAGGATGGTGTCCCACGTTTTGTCTAGTAATGGAAACGATTTTTTCCACACCTTGTAAGCTACTTGGCCCCACTCGTCACATAAACTCAAGTCCATGTGCGAGAAGTCTGGTGTACATATCAACACCTGGCCGTAAACTGTGACAATGACCCAAAGTTGGTCATCGCCGTAGAACAATGGGTAAAAACCTGGCCCCATCGAAATCCTGGATATGATCCAGTTATACAGTTTGTCTCCTCCACCGTAGTTCCAAGAGAACCCGACCGCTGAACCTGAGTGACCGTCCATTTCTTCATCGAATCGGACAGCTTTCAGATTAGTCTGGATAGCCGAGTATAATAATCTTTCATGGAAAGGGTACACGAAATATGGACGGATTTTGTCCCCCA